AAACAATGATCTTTTTTTTTCTTTAACAGATGTTGCAAAAGAATTGGATGTTAGATTAAATGGTGAAAAAGCAACAAATCAAAAGATCACAAAAAAACAGCTTGAAATCATCCTTGATTTAAAAACAAATATTTTGAACATTAATAATAAAGACGAATGGACAGCCTTAATAAAAAGCATGAAAAATGACGGAGTAGAAAAAGCAAACGATATGACATCAGAACAAGGGGATGAACTTATCACATATTTAAAAGCTATTGCTGCGACCCCTACACACGCCCGCACAATTTACTACCTTTGATTTTAATACACGGTTTAAAAAAAGTTGATTATGCGGGCATACAAAAATTAGGTTATCCTGGATCATGGGCAATAAGTTATGGCGAAATCCAAGATGTTAAACAATTTTTTACAGAAAAAGGAGTATAAATTATGATAGAAGTAATTTTACATTGGGACGATGAATCGATAACAACAGATGAAACAATCTCAGAAACAGACTTAGAAACCGCAGAATCAATAGGCAAAGTCCCGGTTGGGAAATATTTTTGTGAATGTGTATCTTCTACACCAAAGCAAAAAAACTTTGCAAATTATAGTTGTATTAGCGCTAATTTACGATGGGAAATTCAAAAAATCCTCGAAATTGACGGTAAGGACGTCAAAGATGATGCCGGGAAAATGTATCTTGGCAGGTTTATTTTTGACGATGTCGCCTTGTACGCTCTAGGCGAAAAAGACGGAATGAAAAAACGAAGGATAATGATTATCAAACGGCTTGGGCTACTTGCCAAAAACGAAACAACAATAACAAAAGATTTATGGGCACATAAAATCATCGGGAAAAAAGCGATAATTGATTACATTGACGAAACTTATACAGACAAATCAGGCGTTGAAAAAACATTTAGGAAAGTCAGTTTTTGGGGGTATGAGTCAGCAACAGGTACCGAAGACACAGGATTAATTCCAGATATTAATGATATATAATGATTTCCATAAAATCAAGAATTTTTGGAGCATAGATATAGCTTCGAAAATTTTTGATTTTTAGAAACGCAGGAGAAAAAAAATGGTTAAGATATCAGGCAGATTAAAAAGGATACTTTGGCAATCATTAGATACAGACTTTGTAATTGTTTGCTTTTCCTCAATAAATCAAGATTTTGAATTTATTGCTACTGGTGATTTTATCAACCCAATTAATGGATTAATATATAATCTAAGCGGACAATGGACTATTCATCCTGCGTATAATAAACAGTTAAAAATTGAATCTTGTTGTTTGGAACCATAAATAATGACTAAATTTTATTCTTAAAACATTTGATTTATAGAAAAAGTATGACTAAAAAACAAGATTTTGTTATTATAATAGATAGCAGAGAGCAACGGCCATATACCTTTAGGAGTATCGGACCTGATTTTCCACAAACAAAAACCTCTGGGCTCAAAACTGGTGATTATAGCCTTATTGGTTTCGAAAATGAAATTTGCATAGAAAGAAAAACACTTGCAGATCTATTTGGCAGCATGGGATCAGGTAGAAAACGCTTTGAAAAAGAAATAATGCGAATGTCTAAGATGAGTTATGCCGGGTTGGTTTTAGAGTCCCCACTAACAAATATTTTTATAAATCCACCGCCACGATCAAAAATGAATCCTAGGGCTGTTTTTCGTTCTCTTATTAGTTGGTCAATCAAATATAATATAGCAGTCTGGCCAGCGTGGAATCGTGAGGCAGGGGAAAAAATCACCTATTTATTGCTTAAAAACTTTTTTATAGGGAAAAGAGGGTAAATATGGTTTTTGACGAAATAAAGTCGGAAATATTAGCAAAGTTAGACCTTAAAACAGAGTTTGAAGCATTGGGAATAAAATTGATTGGTGAGCCGTCCGCATCAGGCTGGATAAAATGCAAGTCACCATTTAACGGAGACAACAACCCATCTTGTGGTGTTTGTGTAGATCCATCAAGCAAGGAAACGGGGTATCTCAAAATATTTAATGGATCGGGGCCACGGTCAGCAATCAATTTTTTTGATTTGGCAAAAGAGTTATCACCAGTTTGTGCAGGTAAAAATTTCGTTGATATTTTAAAGTTTTATGCCGATCAATCCAATGTTTCATTTGACAACCAAAAAAAAAATAAAAACATTCCTTTCCACAAAAAAATCATCAAAACTTATGATTATATTGACCTTGCCGGGGACCTTAAATACCAAGTTTGCAGGCTTGAGCCTAAAAGATTCTGCCAGCGCCGGCCTGATCCAAAAAAACCAGGTGTTTTTATTTGGGACATGCAAGGTGTCACGCCTATACCATACAAGCTTAATAATATTGTAGACAATAAGACGATTTATTGTGTTGAGGGCGAAAAAGACGCGGACAACCTAACGGCGCTAGGTTTGCCTGCTTTTACATTGTTAGGTGGAGCCGGAAAATTTCAAAAAGAGATTTTGCTATATTTTAGAAAAAAAAATATTGTTTTATTGCCTGACAATGACGACGCCGGAAAATCTCATATGGCCCGACTTGCCAACGAATTCTACAAGGTCGCTGGATCAATAAAAATTATTAATCTTCCAGGACTTAACCCAAAAAATGACATTAGCGATTGGATTGAGGGCGGAGGAACCAAAGAAGAGCTTTTGACCTTGTGCGAAAATGCAGATTTTTTTATACCTGATGAAGACCCAATACTGAAATTAAATCATCGCCATGCAATTGTAAGAATAGGAAATAAATATAAAATTTTAGAGGAAAGTTACAACGAGACAAATGAATTAGATATTAATTTCTTGTCCGAGCGTAGCTTTAAACTACGTTATTCCGGGCATACGATACAAAATCCGTTTGCTGGTCAAAAAAATCAACCTTTGACAATAAAGCTCGCTAACGCATGGTTAAACGATATTAGACATAAAACTTATGAAAAGGTCATATTTTCGCCTAATAATAAAAACAAAAAATTTTATAATTTGTATAAAGGACTATCCTTTGAACCCATAGAAGGAAACTGGGATTTATTCAAAGGCCATATCTTTGAGAATATTTGTTCAAAAAATTTAGATTATTTTAACTGGCTTTTGGCATGGATGGCCAGGTTAGTGCAAGAGCCAGGAGGGGACAAGCCGGGGACATCGATTGTTTTGAGAGGCAAGCGTGGAACCGGAAAAGGTGTTTTTGTAGATACTTTTGGACAACTTTTTGGTCCTTATTATTCAGTGATTGCACACAGTAAGCAAGCAACAGGCCATTTTAACGCACATTTAAAACACTGTATCTTGTTATATTTAGACGAGGCCTGGTTCGCGGGTGATAAAAGCGCCGAGGGTGTTTTAAAAAATCTAATAACATCAAAAAAGCACGCTATCGAATTAAAAGGCGTAGATATTGATATGCAAGATAATTTTGTCAATTGTATTATATCATCAAATTCAAATTGGGTGGTGCCTGCTGGGATTCAGGAACGGCGCTTTTTTGTATTGGATGTTGCGGAAAATTATATACAAAACAACAAATATTTTGGAGCAATAATAAACCAAATGTATAAAAAAGGAGGCCTTTCCGCTATGTTGTTTGATTTGTTAAAAATAGATTTCTCTTCCCAAAATCTTAGGCAAGCGCCGAAGACTGATGGATTATTAGATCAATTACTCCATAACTTTTCACCTTTTCTAAATTTTTGGATGGGAAAATTATCATTAGATGATGATATAGGCGACTCAGACACAGGCATTGGAGAAAATAATATCATATCAAAAACGAGACTCTATGAGCAATATAAAAATTTTTGTGTTGGGTCTCATGCAAAATATATAGATTCGTTTGCTATTTTTGGAAAAAATCTTGCTAAATGTTGCAAATTTTCAACAATGCAAAAGACAGCATCTGATGGTCAAAGGCGATATAGATGTTATATATTCCCAAAAAAAGACCAGTGTAGAAAACAATTTGTTGAATATATCGGACAAGACATCAATTGGGACTCAGCAGACATACCAGAAACAAAAAATAACAATAGCTGGGTTAAAAGCTGACCAAAAATCAAGTGTTTATATCAAATAGGTACTAAAATATGTTTTCATTTAGTGCCTATTTTTTTATCTATAAACTAAACACACGTAAGCATGTGTATTGCACACCCTTATACACACCCTAATTATTATATAAGTATATGATATTATTACTACTACACAGGGTACACAGGTAAAATCATAAAAATACAAAAACATGAAAAAGCTATTTACCATATTAGCTGTACAAGAAGTTGTACAGGTTTTTTGAAAAGTAGCTTTATCGTGCAGCGAGTTAAAAGGGGCCTTTTGGGTGTGTTGCCTGTGTATGTTAACAATATCAGGCACTTACAAAATATTTGCCTGTGCACTACCCTGTGCACAAAAAGAAAATAGGGTGTGCACAAACCTAATATATATAATAATATTAAATAGTTACATCATGTTTTACGCATTTGGTCAAAAAAGTGCTTACCCTGTGTATGCAAAATATATATAATAATATCAGGTGTATATGTATTCTTTTAATTAGATTTGAAGGCCTGAATAAAGAATTATGTATATACAATTTGTATGATTTGTATGATTAATATAATCTCTATGGCCGATATAAGATGTGTGTTTATGTGTGTTTGTGTGCGTTGATCTGGTTTACACAATCGTATAATCGTATAATTTGTATATACAAGCCGTACAAGACATACGGTATGTACAAGATGTACAATATGTACAAGTTGTACTGTACAATCAAGCTGTACAATGTATACAAAGATAAACACAGATAGCGATTGACAATTATTTTTGTGTTTATTATTATGATAGACAAACACAAAAACATAAAATTTATTTTTGAGAGAGAGAAAAAAAAATGGCTAAAAAGTTAGATTTAACCGGGCAGATATTTGGACAGTTAACGGCTATCAAACAAGCAACGAATAAAGGCAGATACACCAGGTGGCAGTGTCAATGCAAATGTGGCAAGATAGAAAATTTTTTGACATCTGAATTATGCAGCGGTAAAAAAATCCATTGTAGTGATTTAAAGGCACATCCAAGGACTGAGCTTGACCGATATATGGAGCTACATGATAAAATTATTAAAAAGCCTATTATTTTTAAAATCAACAAATGGAAAGATAATATTGAGCTTGTACAACAGATTGGCGCAAAATTTACTTCAGCCTTGATCCGGAAATTTGGGATTGACCGGAATCAATGGGTCGCTTATGCCTTACAAGACAAAAAAATTAGTAAATTTGGGATGCAGTTAAGATATGAGGCCATAGGAGAGCATGGAGAGTACAAGTTTTTTTACCAAGGTGAAGAAGCTATAATGCTTAATGGGCATTAATACACAAGGATTGTAAGAATGGAAATAGGCGTTGAAAATATTAAAAAACATAAAAACTGCTATTACTCAACAGACAATGGTATATTATTTTGTGGGGATTGTTTGGAAGTTATGCAGACAATTGGTTTTGTTGACATCTTGTTGACTGATCCACCATACGGGATAGGCATGGATAAAGGTTTTAAAACCCCTGGAAAATTTGAGGGATCAAATGTACGAATTAAATGCAGACAATATAATGATAATTGGGATGCAGAAAGGCCGTCAAAAGAAATTTTTGATAATATGTTAAAAATTGCTAAATTATGTTTGATATTTGGTGGAAATTTTTTTGCCGATATATTGCCATTAGGTACACACTGGATCGTATGGGATAAAAAAACTACTATGCCAACATTTGGCGATGCTGAACTTATTTGGACAAACAGCAAACGTAAATCAATAAAAATTTTTGTGTATGAATATAATGGTTTATTCGGAAAAGAAAAAGAAAGATTTCATCCAACACAAAAACCGGTCGTCTTGATTATGAGACTTTTGGATCGATACTCTAAACTTGGCGATCTTGTTTTAGATTGTTTTTTAGGCTCAGGAACTACGGCAATCGCCTGTGAAAGATTGGGGCGCAAATGGATCGGGATTGAAAAAGACGAGAAATACTGCGAGATAGCAGCAAAAAGGCTTGAAACTGAAACATCCCAATTAAAATTATTAAGGATTGATTAAATGATTTTACAAAAAACCCCCTTAATAATCATAATATTAAAGGGTTTTTTATTGTGAAAACTTAGGTTATTTATTATCCCCCCACAAAAGGTGACCGGTGTAACAAAATGAAAGCACCAGTAAAAGCAACGGGACAAACGGGCCGAGATTTATATTTGCTCCAATTTGAACAAAAAAAGCGCCTGCAATCATGCCCGTTGTCATTGCTACCATTATAATAGTTAGTAATATTTTCATTTTTATTGTTCCTCCATTTATTGCTTAATGAAAAGTTTATAATTGATTTGATATTAATCACTTGCCTTTATCTTCTGTAGAGAGATCGAACTCAGACGGGCTGTAATGGTAATGTATCTCGGGATATTTTCCATTAACGTGCAATGTAACGATGCTAGGTTGTCTCAATGACCAGATTTCCTGCTGCGCCGAAAATGCCCATAAGCCAATATAAATTAAGGCTATTAAAACACAGAGTTGAATAAAAATTTTAGTTACCATATTTTTTTTTAGTTAATTAATTATTTTTATTTCTTATAATATAATAAGATTTGAAAAATCAGTCAAGCAGTTTTTAGTTACAACACGATAAAATATGTTAATAAAAAGCTGTTTTGTTTTTTTTATTGACAAATGACAAAACTTGAGATATATTATATAATACAGTGTAAAGGATATTATATTAGTTTTAATTATGGGATTATGAACATGACATGTAAGCCGTTAACCGAAAATATTATGGTGAATTCAAAAAAACAAAAACCGCTTGTCAAGGAAAATGGCAAACCAGTGAGAAAAATCTCTAGCCATTACAAAACAGAATACGCTGGAATTGCTTATGATTTGCTTGCGAAATCTGATGAGGCAAAAACAAAGTCGCATCTATGCAGAGCTTTGCAATGCACAAGATTGACTTTATTAGCATGGATGAGACGACACCCGGAATTTAAAGAGGCCGTTGAAGCCGGTTTGCAAATTGGGGAAGCCAATTGGAGAGATCGGATAGCAAAATATGCCTTTGAACCTACATCGATGGTTAATAATGGGTTGATTAAATTATTGTCAAGTAATGTGTACGGGATACAAGGGGATCAGCCAGTGGCTTTACAGGTTAGTCAAATCAATCATGGCGATCCGGAGGCGGAATTGAAAAAAAGAGGAATACCTGTACCTGTTGTAGCAAACGAAGATATCAAAAATAATACATAAGTTACACTGTGATATAAAAGACAACACATGAATTATACTATTGATGACATTGATATTCTTGAGCGTTTCTGGGTTGAGAAATCACGTAATAATTTCCTGGCTTATCGTCAATTTATGAGAGCAAACGATTTTATACCGGGATGGTTTATTGCTGATTTGTCATTAAGGCTTCAACAATTTTATGTTGATTTAAGGTCTAGACGAAGACCGATTTTGCTTATACAGTCCCCTCCCCAACATGGGAAATCCTGGAGTGTATTTGATTTTTTGGCATGGGTTGCCGGCAAATGGCCAAAAGTGCGATCAATATATGCAACATTTTCCGATATTTTAGGCACAAGATGCAATCTTGCTCAACAACGACAAATGGATAGTCGCAAATATAAAATGATTTTTCCTGATGTCCAATTGCCGAAAATGAGAAGCGGGGCGGTCAGAAACTCATGGCAGTTGGAATATATGGACGCAAACGAAATGATCACGGGCGGCCAATTTAGAAATACGACAGTTGAGGGAAGAGTGACAGGGGAGTCGCTTGACTGTGGAATTATTGATGATGCAGTCAAAGGTCGTGCTGAGGCAAACAGTATCACAAAAAGTCAAAAAATTTACGAATGGTTCCAGGATGATTTCAGCACAAGATTTTCCGAGTATGCAGGATTGCTCATTATTATGACAAGATGGACAACACATGATTTGATTGCACGTCTTAAGGATACAACAAAAAATTTTGAATTGGTCAATTATCAAGCGATTGCCACGAGGGACGAAAAACACCGGAAAGAGGGAGAGGTACTTTTTCCTGAGCTAAAATCTATTGAATTTTTAAAAGACAAAAAGCACCTAATGGCTCAAGCATCATGGGAAGCATTATACCAGGGAAATCCTGTTTTAAGAGGTGGAAATCTTTTTAAAGATGATTACTGGAAATGGTATACACGGTTACCACAGATTAAATATAAATTTATTACAGCAGACACAGCGCAAAAAACCAAGACACAAAACGATTGGACGGTGTTCCAGTGCTGGGGGTTCGGGATTGATGAAAAAATTTATTTACTTGACAAAATGAGAGCAAGGTTAGAATCGCCTGCTTTGCGTAGGGAAGCTGAAGCGTTTTATAACAAGCATAATATACCAAGAGCTAATATCGACGACCCTGTTTTGCGGACTATGTATATCGAGGACAAATCAAGCGGCTCTGGCCTTATACAAGAGTTGCGTAGACACAAAATAAAGGTTGTTGAAGTACCTAGGATAATCGACAAATATTCACGGGGTGAAGATGCAGCGGCTTTTGTCGAAATGGGTTTAGTCGTGCTTAATACTGCTATCTCAGATATTGGAAATTTAACCAAAGAGGCAAGAGAATTTCCCAATGGTGAATTTGACGACGATATTGATTGTTTAATGACAGCGATTGAGGTAACTTATATCAATAAAAAAAATACGAATCTGTTAAGGCAGGCGATGGAGGCTAACTAGTGGCTGACAAATCTTTAATGGATGGATTCTCGAATATTATCAAAGGGTTGGGTACCTCAAAAGATCCCCGGGTTTATAATTATTTTCGGCAGGGAATGCCAATTACCCAAACAATAGCAAATAATCTTTATAATTATAACTGGTTAGCAGCAAAGGTCGTAGATATCCCAATTGATGATGCTACTCGCAAATGGCGCAGTATCCTGATTTCAGATGCCGAAAAAAAGGAGAAGGTTGAAAAAGCTTTGAAAAGGTTTGATGTTAAAGGCAAGATAAATCAGGTCGCAAAATGGGCGAGGGTTTTCGGGGGGGCGGTTGTTTTAGCCATTGTCGAAAATGATAATCTTGCGGATCCCTTGATTATAGAAAACATAAAAAATGATTCCTTAAAAAATTTTATTATATTGGATAGGCATCATATCCATCCATCAGTAGTCAACCGTGATATATTATCCGATAATTTTGGCAACCCGGAATATTATACTATATCCAGAGGCGGTCAAAGGATCCACCACACAAGGCTTTACAAAATGCAAGGGAGCTTAACGACCTTAATGGAGTTGGAAAAACAAAACTACTGGGGTAACTCAATTTTTACAAGCTTGTTTGACCCAATTGCAGACAGTCAAACGGTTTCACAATCTATTAGCAATCTTATTTATGAGGCAAATGTTGATGTTTATCATTTGGAGGGATTAAATTCCTTGATCGCTGAGGGCGCGGACGATTTAGTGATCAAACGATTAAAAATCGCTCACGAAATGAAAAGCATAATAAATGGTATAGCACTTGACGCAGAAGATAAATATGACAAAAAATCTAATAATTTCACGACTTTGCCTGATATAGACGACAGGTTTATACAAAAAGTTACGGGGGCATCTAATATTCCAGTGACTCGATTTATAGGGGTTTCTCCAGCAGGGTTAAATTCAACAGGCGAATCAGACATGCTCAATTACTATGATTTTGTCCAAAATATTCAGGAAAATATTTTAAAACCTGCCATTGATTGGATGGATAATATAATATTATCATCTACCGGTTTTACTGATATTTTTGATTATGAATTTAAACCATTGAAACAATTGACAGAAAATGAACAAGCGGACATCAACTTAAAAATTGCTAATCGTGATCAGATTTACTTGGATCAAGATATCATCAGCGGATCAGATGTTATGGCGGAATTGGCAGAGCATGGCACATACATTTCTATCGATGAAAATCGAATTGAATCAGAAAAAGAAAGCCTAGAATTTGATGAAATGGCTTAATTTTATCTAAAAAAAAGGGATTAAATCAATGGCGGTATCTATAAATTGTACACAAGGAAAAACGTTGATTAATACATTTAATACGGAAATTATATTGAAAGTTGATATAAATACAGATAATTTATGTAATTCAATTTTGATATCGTGCTTTGATGTTGAAGTGACAAATTTTAAGTTTTTAGTGCCTCCTGATGATAGATTGTTGATATTATAGTTAAATTAAGGAAAAAGGGGAGATATTATGGCAAGAGGATCCTTAAAAGTTTTCGATGATTTTGCTTTACAATTAGGACAAGGACAACATGATTTTTTAAATGATACATTAAGATTAGGATTTATTGATGACACGATAACACCGGACGTTAAAGATATAGCGCCGACTTGGGATAAATACAAAAATTATGAGGTGTCATTCGCTGGAGGGTATATTTCCGGCGGTATGATTTTAGAATTTGTAATATATGAAATGTTGCCGAAAATTGTAAACGGTGAAAAGATAACAACCTTGAAAGCTTCCAATCTTTTTTTACCTCAAAATGATGCAGGATTTATAAACGCATCATGGGGAATACTCTATAATGATACCAATGACACCGATATAGCTTTAGCGTATATTTGCTTGGGCGGCCCCATTTCTGAAAAAGACGGACCGGTTGAAATTGTCTGGAATAAATCAGGAATTTTGAATCTTGCAACAGTGGAAAAGTAGGAGCGTATCCTATGGGATATTATCTAAAATCATTTATTAAAAATCCTGATGCGGTCCTGGACTATGGCATAGATTGGGCTGCATGGTTAAATGCTGATGTCATAATTAATAGCGCCTGGGTCGTGTCTGATGGCATAATAAAAAGAGCCGACTATTTTGATAAAAAAATAACGAATATTTGGTTGTCAGGTGGGACTGTTGGCAATATATACACTATAATTAATTATATTGTCACAAGTGATTGTAGGGAAGACAGCCGGATTTTTTATATCAGGTGTCAAAATACATAAAAAAATATGGCTAAAAAAACAAGGATTAAAAAGGCGGCACCAATAAAACCGGCTAAGACAGTTGAGGTAAATTATAGGCGGACTCTCAATAAATTCGCGAAAGTTTTGATAAAATCTGTTAATGAAAATGTCCTTATTTTTTTAAAATCTCAAGAGGCCTCATATGTTATAGATGGGATCGACGACCAGTTAGAAAATATTTTTAATGAATTGAATTCTAAATTTTTGGGGGTAGCCGTTGCGGGTTTTGCTGAGACAACGGCCACACAAACAGTTAATAAAATCAACCAAGTTAATAAAGCCAAATTTGCCCGGTCAATCGGGAGAGCAACAGGCATTGATTTAGGGTCGGTGATAAGTCAAGAAAATCTTGATGATTTTATATCTCTTAATATAAAAAAAAATATTAGTCTGATCAAGTCATTGCCTGAGGAATATATAAAGCAGGTAGAAATTGTTGTCAATAATGGCGTAGCAAGCGGGAAGACTTATGCAACAATAGAACAGGAAATAAGATCTAGAATCGGTGTAAACCACAAACTATTTTCCCGGATTAAAACCATTGCAACAAACGAAACACAGACAATCCATGCACAGTTGATGCTCAGGAGATCGGAAAACTTAGGAATAAAAGAAGGCATCTACAGGACAAGCGAAGACGAAAAAGTTAGAGATTGTCACAAAGAATTAAATAATGTCAGATATGATTTGTCTAAAGGGGCATGGTCAAAGACATGTAAAAAATTTATACAACCGGGAATAACTGATATAAATTGTAGATGCTCATATTCACCAATCATCGAAATAATTTAAAGGATTAATAAATGGAACCAATCACGATTTTAGAAGATTCTATGCCATTTAAAGCTATTTTAGACCAAATCACCGGGTTTTTGACAGCACCTGTAACTCTTGCAAGAACTGGTGTGCAGTATTATTTGGGATCAGAAATAGGGCTGAAAGATAGGGCCAATGAAAAAATCGGGGTGATGAGACCAGAGACAGAAGTCTTTAACCCTGATAGTGTTGCAAGTTTTGTAAATTTGGTTATAACAGACGACCACCCCAATGAATTGGTAACAATTAATAATGTCAAAAATTTGCAAAAAGGGACAGTGTCGCATGTAAAAAGAGATGGCGAAGTTTTGACAGGATTAATAACAATAACAGACCAAGAACAAATAAAAAAAGTAGAACAGGGAAAAGTCGAAGTATCTGTTGGATATATTAACACTTTAACGGAGGGAAAAGGCATACATGGCGGGTTAAATTATGAGTTTGTACAGACTGCAATTAAGGCTAATCATTTAGCAATTGTTGACACCGGTCGATGTGGGCCGGAATGCAAGCTAACATTAGACAATGAGGAGGTTAAAAGGATGTTAATTAATATAGGCGGCATCGAATACGATGTTGAAGACAATCAATTAGCTCAAGCGATCATGAAAATGCAAGAAGATTATAATATGGAAAAAAGAGGATTAAGGGAAGAGTTAGAAAAGATAAAAGGGGAAAAAGAAGAGGAGGAAAAAGAGAAAGAAAAGGCAACGGCTACGGCGGACGCATTGCAGGGGGAAAAGTTATCTGATGAGGATATTAACAAACTGGTCGCCGGGCGTGCTGTATTGTTGACTGATGCGACCCTCATTTTGGGGGAAAATATGCCAGTATGTGCAGAAAATCCCATTGAAATTAAAACAGCAGTAGTTAATAAAATTTTGCAAGATATGGATTTAGAAGGAAAATCTGATGAATATATAACGGCAGCTTATGATATCGCTATTGAAAAATTTAAAAAAGCAAAAGATTCTTTGGGAAATTTAAGCCAGGATTTTAAAGATGATAATAAAAACATTGTAACTCGTGATTCCGTACGTAAGAAATACATGAGTGACACTTTAGGATTGGGGGGGGAATAACATGCCAGTACAAACAACATACGAAAAAAATCAAATGCCAGCCTTTGAGGGACAAAGGGCGAATTTAGGATTAATTAATATTATATCAAAAGTTGTAGAAGGTAAAGGGATACCTTTTGGCCGGGCAGTTGTGAGGGGGACCGCTGATAATCAAGTTAAACTCCCGTCTAAATCCGGTCAATATTTTATGGGCGTGACAGAAATGACAACGGCATGGACGGAAAATAGTGATGGCGTATACCTGTACGAAGAATTTAGAGAAGCAAATATCATTGATTTCGGCATGGTTTGTGCATACACTGAGCAAGCCGTTGTGCCCGGGGATAGCGTATACTTCAGACACACAACCAAAAAATCATCTGATATCGCCGGCAGGTTTAGGCGGGATTCGGACGATAAAAATGCGGATAAAGTTGTTGGTGCAACATGGGAGACTACGACGCCTGCTGGTGGAGTTGGCCAAATAAAACTACGTTATTAAAATCAAAATAGAACATATAATATTTTAAAGGAGATAAAAAAAATGGGACAAAACTATAATATTGATGTAGCTACGGGGCTGTCTTTTCTGCTGTCTCAGTTGACTTTTTTAGAGACCAAGATGTACGAAAAAAAATATAAATCAATTAATTATCAAGACATTGTACCGATATCAAATGAGGCCGGTGAATGGGCAGAAAGTATCACATACTTTTACATGGACGGGGCGGCCATTGCTGAATTTGTTGGTACAAAATCATTAGACGTGCCAATCGCTGAAATCGGAAGCAAAGCAATAACAATTTTGGTTGAATTAGGCGCTACGGGCTATGAATACTCTGACGAAGAGTTACGACAGGCGATCCAACTCCAAAGGCCATTGCCGCAGCTGAAATTAAACACAGCGAGACGGGCCTATGAAGAATTAGTGCAGCGCACTGCCATGGTCGGTGATGCCACTCATAACCTCCCGGGATTTATTAATAATGCCAATGTAATGACGGAAACAGTCGCGGCTGGAGGAAAAGGTAAAACTGAGTGGGACAAAAAAACATCTAACGAAATCCTTTTTGATATCAATAACTTAATGGGTGGTGTGCTTGTTGACACTCTGCAGGTTGAGCGGCCTAACACCTTACTTTTGCCTACCGCAAAATGGAATTATATTGCGGGGACTCCACGCAGTGATAATAGCGACACCACTATGCTACAATGGCTTGTTTCTAACAGTCCTTTTTTGACATCCGATGCTGATATCATCCCGGTTAGTGAGTTGACAGGAGCGGGGGTCGGAAATGCAAATCGCATGATGACTTACGACAAAGATATAGATAAGGTAGTCATGCATATACCGATGCCATTAAGATTTACTGAGCCACAACGCAAAGGGCGCGGTTTTCAGATTCCTGGAGAATTTAAAATTGGTGGGGTTGAATTTCGCTATCCCGGAAGCGCAAGATATGGCGACGGGATTTAATAATAATAATAACTATTTATAATTGATTATTAAGCGTATATGCAAAAAAAAAATAGATCAAGCAAAGGTAAATAAAAAAAAATGGTGGATTAAATAAGGGAAAATAAAAAAAAATGGCTATAAATCCTACATCATTTAAAATTAGATTTAATGAGTTTGATTCGGTTTTAGATGCCTATATTCAGCTTTTTATCGATGACGCGATGGTGATTTTAAATCCTGTTTTTTGGGGGTCTAAGTATGACCTTGGACTGTATTATTTAACAGCGCATTTTTTATCGCTTAGTAATCGGACAAATATCGGGGCGTCTGGGTCATTTGGCCCCGTTGCTCCTGTTGCGTCAAAATCAGTGGATGGTGTTAGCATCTCATATAATAATCCTGTTATTAATAATATGAGCGATGCCATTTATGGGTCGACAATTTATGGGCAAAGATATCTAGCTTTAAGGCAAACATTAGGAGTTGCGGCTTGTGTTGTCTAATTTCACACACACAAAAAAAGAGGGCGGTTTTAAGGGTTTACATGATAGGGTGGGGCGGCCTGGCACGGTAGATGCAGGCATTATCGATGCCGGGAAACATGAAGACTCTGACCTTACAATTGCGGAAATTGGTTTTGAAAATGAATTCGGAACAGATATAATCCCCGAAAGATCATTTATAAGGAGTACAGTCCAAGGCAAAAAACGAAACATTATTGAATTACGAAAAAAACTTTTTAAAAAAATCTTAAAAGGTTATATAGAAATAGACAAGGCCTTGGCTTTGTTGGGGGAATTGTTATCGGATGAGATACGCAAAAAAATCGTAGCCATCAGGGAGCCGCCCAATGCTCCGAGAACGCTTGAAGAAAAATACCCTAAAACGAATCCACTTATAAATACAAGCCAGCTAAAAAACAGTATTACATACAAGGTTAATAGATGATTAATTATAACGATGTGACAGATGCCTTTAGCGGATGGTCCGAAATTTTCGACGGCATCAGAAATAGCGGGGATTATGTGGCCGGAAGATGGGTCGCTTCTGCTCCTTTTAAATTTAAATTTTCCGGGGTTATCCAAAATGCGACACCTGATGATTTGGAATTTTTGCCAGAAGGAAACAGAACCCATGAAGCTATAAAAATACATACAACATACAAACTCATCCCACAACTTAGGGATACAACAACAGGGGATATCGTGTTTTATGGTGGATTAAGTTGGATTGTGCATAGTGTAGCCAATCGTTACATAGGTGGGTATTATAAGGCGATAGCGATAAGGGACTAACCAATGATAGACAAAGCAAGGATAGAGAATGAGTTATATGGATGGATAGTTAAGATTGATCCAAGATGTATTATTGCAAATCCAAATGCACCAAGGCCATTAGATGCTTTATATTCAACACTGCATATAATTGGCACTTTTCCGCAGGGGGTGGCGGAAACTAGAGGAATTTATAAAGCCAATGATCAATCAATAGACATGAAATATTCGGATGTTGAAGAGGTAATGGTAAGTATAAACACTTTTTATTCTGGCGCTTTTCTGCTGGCAACATCAATCAAAGACAGTTTTATAAAACTTGCTGCTTATGATTATTTTACAACTAATAATTTACTTGGCTACTTGAGATCGTCTGATGTTAGGGATTTAACAACAGGGATTGACAAACACTGGGAGGACCGGGCACAATTTGACTGTTTTTTTGCAACAAGATCTTTAGAGATGGAAAACATTGAAGTTATAAGAAAAGTTGAATTAACGAATAAATTAGACGGAGTAACGACTATAATAACCCAAAAATAAAGGAGAAATAAAACGATGGCAACTCGGCCCATTACAAGATTTGTAGATATACAGATAAAAAAAGATATACCCAGGATCTCTGAGGCTGGGTTTAATATTTTAATGATTATAACAGATTCTGCGTTGCTTTCCACAAGCCGACGAAGTCGGAGCTTTACGACTGTCGATTCTGTTGCAGATTTTTTTGGTAAGGGATCTGAAGAGGAAGCAGTCGCAGATGCATTTTTTAATCAAGATCCTTTCAACAAATATCATCCTGATATTTTACAGTTTGGACGATTTGCCGATGATGCAACGACGGCATTGCTTGAGATGGGAGATTCCCCACTTTTAAGAGTAGCCGAATGGCAAGCGATATCGGATGGAGAATTCCAAATCGCTTTTAATGGCGGTTCTGTTGTTGAAATAACAGGCTGCGATTTTACAAAGGTTACTAGTATGGATGATGTTGCTGCTGTGATTAATGCAAAATTGGGCATCAATGGCGATTGTTATTTCAATGTAAACAGATTTAATATTGGGTCAACATCGGATGGTATATCTTCGATGATAACGCCTTTAAGTTCTGTGATCACCCAAACAGGCACAGATATTTCTGGAGCGGGATTTTTAGATGGGGATATTATAAAAAGTCCTACAAATTTGGGCGGGGCGGTCTTATCACAAGGACAAGAAGCAGAAACGTTTGAGGCAGCACTAACGGCAATAGGTAATGTTAACGATGACTGGTACGCAATGGGAGCAATAAAAAAATATAGGGACACAGCCATCGCTGAAGACATGGTTCTTTCTATTGAGACAAGGCGAAAAATATTTATTATTACAACTAACGACCCAAATGTTTTGATTTATGGGGCAAATTCTTTTTCAAAGTATATAAAGGATTTAAATTATAAGCAGACTGGAACCATTTATCATGACAACTATAATTTTTATCCTGATGTGTCATGGATGGGGCAACAGTTACCGAAACCGGTAGGCTCTACAAACTGGGCGTACAAAAAATTGGCAGGACGAGCAGATGGAGCAGCTCAAAATATTACATCTGTTTTTTTGACCAGGGCCGAAAAAGATGCGGCGCTTAATGCAAACTGCAATCTTTATTCTTCAATTTTGGGTTCTGAGTTCACATATTTCGGCACAATGGGAGGCGGAAAAAATACAGACAAAGAAGGCGAATTCATTGATATTATCCGTAATATTGATTTCCTCCAGGCAAGGATCGAAGAAGGCCTTTTTTCGCTTTTGTCAAAAAAAGATATAATTCCGTTTACAAATGCCGGTATTTCCATGGTTGATAATCGGCTTAAAAGTTTGTTGGAAAAATTCGGTGTAAAGCAGGGCATCCTCGTTGAAGGGTCTGTGAAAACTTTTTTCCCGAAACGGTCAGAAGTCAGCAAGGAAAATAAAGACGATAGGCTTTTACCTGATGGGACATTCCAGGCCGAACTGGCGGGGGCGGTAAATACTATCATTATACGAGGCACTGTGTTTGTCTAGGGTTTCTTAACAAACAAAAGGAGATATAAAAAAATGGGAGAATTCAAAACTTTTTCGTTCCAAAATGTAAATGTGATTTTCGGCATCCTTGAACTTGGGGGATTTGCGGATGGTGATGACGCCGTGGTGATTGATACGGAAACGGACCAGTTTAATGATTTAGCCGGAGCAAAAGGCGACGTTGTTAGGTCACAAAGTAACGATAATAGATGCACAATAACAGTTAAACTGTTACAAAATGCTGAAAGCAATACGGAATTATCGGCCATATATAATGTTGATAGATTTTCAGGAGCCGGGGTCGTGCCCATGATTATTGAGGATAAAGAAACAGGAGAAACTTATATAATTAATAACGCCTGGATTCAAAAATTTCCGACAGTGACAAGGGGCCAGAATGTTAACTCCATGGATTGGGTTTTTCGGGGCGATGTTTTTAGTCCTGTTTTGTCTTAATAGGAGTTTATAAAGATGAGCCGAGAGCAAAAAAGCAAAATTATTGGCACCACAGAATATCTTGTCACGCAAATGGATGCAGTTAGTGCATTAAAAATACAAACAAAGCTAATCAAAATATTAGGACCGAGTGTATTGTCTCTCTTGGACGATAAGACGGAAAACACAAGTAGCAAGATATCAAAAATGATCCCACAATTGATGGAGAATTTTGATGATGAGCTTGTGAATGAGCTTGTATTGTCTCTTTTTAAAAGCGGCGTGTTTGTGAAAGAAAATAATGTGCCCAAAGTTGTTGATTTTGCTACACATTTTGCAGGAAAACCAACGGAAATGTGGCAAGTAATGGCTTTTATTTTGGAGGCAAATTTTAACCTGGGGGAGTTGTTAGGGTCGGATTTGCCCACCACAAAAACAGCGGCGGAAGATCTGACCAGAAAAAGTATAATGTAGATTTATTTATTGCAAGGTTAGTCAATAGCCGACTGGCTACTTTGCACGAGTTACAAACAATTTATACATTTAGCGATATTCATTACCTGGACGAAATCTTGAATATCCAAGAAGAGCAAGAATATTTGCAATATAAAAAAGAATTTAATAAATAACACAAGGCTATATATATAATGACAGAAATAGAAAATTTAACAGCAAGATTGGGCTTTGAGTTTGACGATAAAAAGCTTAAAAAATTTGATAAGCTATTGGCTGGAGCGGTTAAAGGACTAACTGCAATAGTAGCAGGAGCGGCGGCGGCTTCTACAGGTATATTTTTTTTCACAAACAAAATCGCATCGGCAAACGATAGATTGAACGGATTAGCCAAGACATACGGAATCGCCATTGAAACGATGCAGGAATTTGGATTTGTTGCGGAATTAAACAAAGGATCGGCTGGCTCAATGGATTCCGCGCTCGGGAATTTATCAAAAACAATGTCTGAAGCATCAAGGGGAGTTGGTGCTGGTGTAGAAACATTTGGAATGTTAGGTCTTTCTGTTACAACTTCGACCGGACGGCTTAAAAAAGTTGATGATATGATGCTTGAGATTGCGGACTCAATCGCAAAATTAGGCAGTCAAGCGCAAAGGTTAGAGTTTGCTCAAAAATTAGGCTTTGGCCCTGATTTATTGTTGACATTACAACAGGGCAGTAATGCAATTAAGCAACAAAGACAGGAGGCTAGGGCGTTAGGTTTTGTTTTTTCGCAGGATGCTGCAACGGCGGCGGAAAGATTTGCCGATGGTTTGCTCCGTGTCAAAATGGTTTTCAAAGGTATTTCCACTTTGATCGCGACAAGATTTATGAGATTTTTTGTACCGATAATGGATGTTTTTACAAAATGGTACAAAATCAATAAAGATATAATAAAACAAAATATAGTAGTTTTCCTCGATAAAATTTTTAATGTTTTTAAATATTTAATTATTGGTGTTGGCAGAGTCATTTTTTTATTTACTGACCTGATCAATGTATTAGGCGGCCTTAAAAGTACACTAATTGTTGTTTCTGGCATACTTCTTGCAATGAACGCATCGGCTTTGTTAGTGCCTGTTTTAATGGCTGCCCTTGTTGCTGGTCTTGCTTTAGTGTTTGAGGATCTGATCGTATATGCAAAGGGCGGAGATTCGGCAATAGGAAATTTAATAAAAGATATTCCTATACTGATAAAAATATTAGATAATTTAATCGCAACGATGAAAATGGTTAAAGAAGGATGGAAAGGAATTTTTAAAAATGATACCTGGGAAAACATAAAATTTTATTATAAAGACATGTGGAAAAAGATAAAACGTGGCGAAACTGGCTTGGATTATGAAGACCTGAGCAAAGAAACAGAATCTAATCTTAATCTCCCCGAAAAAGTTTATCATTATTTTAGGGAGCTAGGATCGATATATACTACGCCTGATAAATCAGATATAACAGATAATAGTGATTCAAATGTAATAAGTAAAATTATAAAGAGTTTGCCAGGCATCAACACATCTAGTAATGCTTATAGTTATCTAAGGAGCGGAGAAAAAAATATAACAAATAATAACAGTAATAAAAAAACCAATAATATAACCGTCAATGTAAATGGTGGAGATCAGGACGAAATTAAAAGGACAATCAATAATATCTTGGGGGAGCAATACAGCATCGCAGAAACAAATTTAGGCTTGCAAATAGGAAACAATATAACATAATAGAAGCTGGTTTCAATTCATAGGTAAAAACAAAATGTCCATAGCTCAGATGATTTTTAATAAAGGGAACTACATAGAAAATATCGAATTAGACGCTATAATCTCAGAGAGTGCGACCGCCGTTGCCGAAGTTACAGAAAATCCTGTTGAGTATGGTGCAGACATAAATGACCATATGATTATAAAGCCTATGTCTTTTACAGTTTCCGGGGTTGTAAGTAATGTCAATTCAAAAAATATAAGTTTTCCGACAGACTTTCCCGCGTCATTTAGCAAAACTACTAATAAAAGTCAAATAACATGGGAAGCACTTTTGAAGCTGCAGATCAATAGGACGCCTTTCACATTAGTCCAGGGCCTTAAAAGATACTCTAACGTAGTCATAATTAGTTTAAGCGAAACGCAAGACGTTGACACAGCTAATGGCCTTTTTTTTACCGCAACACTGAAGGAAATCATCAAAGCAGGGGCTCAACTGGTCACAAAGGATCAATTCAAAGATCAAAAAATCGCAGATATGGCACTACCTAGTATACATGGTGGACTAAAACAAATTACAAAGGGTTGATATGAGTTAAAACAAATTACAAAGGATTAAAACAAGTTAAAATGGATTATTTACCATTAACAAATAGCCCCGAGGAAAAATTCAATATATCTATTTTTGAGAATGTTTTTATTATCCGACAATGCTGGAACACACTCGGCTTTTGGACATTAGATATTCAAAATGCTAATGGAAAAAACCTTGTGTTGGGCATAAAAATAGTCGCACACACAAAACTATTACAACAATATCCTTTCTTTTCTTTTGATTTTTTAAGCCTGAATAGTTCTGACCCAGTAAGGCATAATTTAAGTTTATTCAACTTAAGAATTATAAAACGTTATTAATTGGTCTTATCTTAAATAAATTTATGTTATGCTTTTTTTTAAAAGAATATTTAATCTAAAACTATTAACTTATGTTTAAACGTGTTTTCAAAATATTGATTCCTGAAAAATTAATTGAAATCACAGGACTGAGGGTAAATTTCAAAGTTGAAAAAAGCCTTATCGGGTACCCTAACCTGGCAAATATAAAAATTTATAATCTGTCAGAAAACAATAGAAATAATATTGAAAAACAAGGGTTAAAAATCCAATTATATGCAGGTTATGAAGATGTTTCTATGCCCTTAATTTTTGAAGGTGATATTGTAAATGTCGTCCATAAAAAAGAAAATACAGATTGGATTAGTGAATTATTTTGCGCGGATGGATTAAATATTTTAAATAGCGCAGTCATAAATAAGACTTTCCCTGCGGGCATAAGCCCTGAAAAAATATACAACGAACTTGTTGGCCATATGGTGGGAATAAAAAAAGGAGCAACTGAAGGCATAAAAAACTGTTTGTCTGGGAAAAGGTCAATTTTGCGAGAAATGCAATTATCGGGAAGTGTAAAGGAATTTTTGGACAGATTAGCCAAAGACTGCGGATTTGATTACTCTATTAATGATGGAGTAATAGAGACAACCCCAACAAATTTGCCATTGGATGATATTCCGCCGATAATTATTAATCAAAATACCGGTATGATTGGCAGCCCAGAAAGAACCGAAATCGGACTTAATGTAAGCCACTTATTATTGCCTGAGCTAAAGCTTGCCAGGACAATTAAGGTTGAGGCAATTACGACTAAATTAAATGTAGGCAACTTATTTTTTCATAAAATTCCACCTGTAAGAAATTCTGGGGTGTATAGAATTGACAAAATAATACATACAGGTGATACTCATGGGGGGGCCTGGTTGTCTCAGATATACGCAAGAATTTTTTAATGTTTGAAAAATTAATAATTAAGATAAAAGTTTTTTTAAATGGTTGAAAAATTAATAATATACACAAGGTTTTTTTAAATGGCTGAAAAAACAAAATCATCGCTTGAAAAAGTTATACAGACTGCAATTGATTCAGCCTTGGAAAAAGTCCATACATGCTTACCTGCACGGGTTATAAAATTTGATAGTAAAAATCAATTGATTGACGCACAGATTACGATACAAAAAAAGCTAGCTGGAGAGCTTGTTAATTTTCCTCTTTTGGTTAATGTCCCAATTCGTTATTGGAGATCAAAAACATTTTCAATAACTTTCCCGATTGAAATCGGGGACCATGTAAAAATATTTTTTGCTGAAAAATCAATTGATACCTGGTTGTTGAGAGGCGGGATACAAAACCCTTTTGATGTTAGAAAGTTTGACCTATCGGATGCATTTGCCGAGCCGGTTATGTACCATCAAAAAAATATTATTCCTGATTTTTCACCAAAAAATCTTGAGATTAAAACCAACTCAGGAGATACTAAAATAATTATTAAAGCGGACGAAGAGGTGGAAATAACCACAACTGGCAAAGCTACAATAACAGCATCAAAAGATATTGACATAAATACATCAGCAGATATAAATATAGATGCATCAAAAAATGTAAATATAAACGCGTCAAAAAATGCAAATGTTAATACAACCGGGGACACAAACATAAACACAACAGGCGACACAAATATAACTGCATCAAAAACAATAATTATTGACGCTCCATTAATAAAACTAGGAGCGGCGGCTATAATGGGAGTGTCACGGGTTGGGGATATAACCTCGTCAAATCATGGCGATAATCATACCCATACATTATTGCCTGGCAGTTTAAAAGTATTGACTGAGTGATACCAAAAACTTATGGATAACAAAATGACAATATACGACATAGCATTTAACAAAGATCATGACATGCATTTAGATGGAGCCGACATCGCTTTTACAGATGATAATACAATGCTTATCCAAAAATTGATCATAGAATTACAGTTTTTATTTGGCGAGTGGTTTTTGGATGTCACAAAAGGCATTCCGTATACACAATTTATTTTTGAGCAAGGAAGCGGCCTTGATGATATCTATAATATTTTTTATACAAAAATTGTTAACACTGAAGGGGTAGAAAATATCCAAAAATTGGAATTGACACCAGACCCAAATAACAAAGGATTAAGGGTAGATTTTGCCGTAAATAGTAATATGTCAGGAGTTGTTGAGGTGACAATATGAGCGGATTGACACCAGAAGGATTTGATCGTAAAAGATTAGTTGATATAAAAATTGATATAGAAAACGCCTTGAAATTAGCGTTTGGCAACAACATAGACATCACACCCGAGAGCGGGTTTGGCCAATTTATTGGCATACTTAGCGAGGCTTTGTCGGATCAATGGGAAAGTCAAGAAAATGTTTACAATGCGCTATATCCATCAACGGCTCAGGGGAACCAACTGTCCAATGTTGTAATGTTTAATGGGATCAAACGACAAAAAGAAGTTTATTCTACTGTTGTCGGTACTTTGACAGGAGCTAAAAAGACTAAAATCCCGGCGGGGAGCAAGGCAAGCGTACAAAGTACCAGGGATTTTTTTGTGACCTTGACAGATTCGGAAATTCCTGAAAATGGCGTAACTTTTGTACCGTTGCAAAGCGAAACAGCGGGAGCAATTGAAGCCGTTGCCGGGACTTTAACAAAAATCGAAACCCCTATCTTTGGATGGGAATCTATAACTAATACATCCGATGCTTTTGTTGGGAAAACTGAGGAAACGGATACAGAGCTTAGGATCAGGCGAAGGGACTCCATATATGTTCTTGGCAACAATTTAGTTGACTCCTTATATGGTCAACTTTTGAGTCTGGACGGGGTCAAAGATGCAGTTGTAATCAGTAATGGCAGTGATATCGTAGTTGATGGCATACCACCACATCAATTTTTAGTCTCTATTATTGGCGGATCAGATGAGGAAATCGTCAAAACAATTTGGGCCAACACACCACAGGGTATAGCATCATTTGGAAATACAATGATAGAACATCCTGATATACAAGGATATTTGCAGCCTGTAATGTTTACCCGCCCGTCCGAAGTCCCTATTTATTTTAAAATATATATTACGACAAATTATGTAGAATTTCACTGGACACAAATCCATGACATAAAACAAGCTATAGTAGATTATGGATTAAAAAATTTTAAGATTTCTGACGATGTGATCAGGACAGAATTTTTTACCCCGATAAATAGTATCCCGGGGATACTAACTATCGATTTAAAAATTGGATTAAATGCAATTGATATTAGTACAGACAACATATATATTAGTAATGATAAAATATCTATATATGACATATCTTGCGTGGAGGTATATGACATATGACTGATAACCAAATCGTAAAAAAAGGAATTGACAGGCTCGTTTATCAATTCGAGAAAAGCGTTAAATTTCAAGAGTTTATTGCATCTTTCCTTAATGAATTCCAGGAATTATATAATTCTGAAAATCAATTATTAAAATATCGATATATTGATACAGCAGAAGGGGTACAACTTGACGGCATAGGCGAAATCGTTGGATTACCACGGCCAAAAATTGAAACTATTTTGGAAGCATTCGGATTTTTAGAAGACCCAACGGCGCTAGGCTTTGGGGATTTTTTTAACCCTGATGTTGGTGGCTATTTTTGGGACGGCATAAGCGGATCTTATATACTCGCTAGTGATAAGATTTATCGGATTTTGATTAAAGCGAAAATTTTAGAAAATCAAACGCCTATGAATGTAGATGATACAATACAAATTATCTCTAACATACTAATGGATACTGAAGTCGAGTATTATCTACAATCAAATCTTCATCCTCGCTATTATATAGCCAGATATTTGGATAATTTTGAAATTGAGTTAGTATGCAGATTACCAATGTTAATTGGGTTAGGTGATGTTTGTTTTATTTTGTGGACCCCTGACACAACTTTTTCATTTTTGGAAGATCCTGAAGGGCTGGGATTCGGTGATATAGATAACCCCGATGTGGGCGGTACTTGGGCATCAATAATCGGGAAATAAAAAGGAGCAAATATATGACAAAACCGGAAATTTTACCCGTATGGGACGAAACAAGAGTTAACACAAGAGAGCCAGACATCGACCATCGAAATGATGGGTGGGTGTCACCTGGAGGGATACCCAGAAAGCCATCATATCAATATTTTAATTTTTGGCAAAATAACGTGTATAGATGGATTGATGAGATAAACAAGTCCGGAATTTTAAGCTATGATGCCTTGACAAACTATACGTCTAACAAGTCTTATGCTGTAGGGAAAAATGGGGATTTATATAGATGTCTTAAGAATAATGGGCCTGGTTCTTTCATAGTCGATCCCGTTTACGATAAAACCGGCACTTGGGAAACAATAGGGACAAGTCCCGGTGTGATCCCTGGCCCCGATATTTCTCCATCATTCCCGGCCAATCATAAAGATGGGTTAAGGTTAAATGATAACGCTGATTATAAAAATAGTTATATTGTATATCCTGGGGAGGCGCGGGATGATACAAACACGGAAAACATAAAATTTAACGAGGGAAACTATGAAACTATGTTAAAAACGACTGACCCATTCGTAACAGGCAATAGGCAAGGGTCTTTAGATTTTGGGTCAATTAGTATCAATAAATGGTATCATATTTTTATCATAAAAAATGTAGAAACGGATACAGTCGATTTTTTAATGAGTTTAGGGCCCAGGTATCCAGTATTGCCTAATGGGTTTACAAAAAAAAGATGGATAGGTGCAGTGTTGACTGATTCTAATAAAAATATCACCCCTTTTATTCAAAAAGGAAATTGTTTTCTTTGGCGAAATATTGAAAAATTTGATGTGGACCGCACTGACTTGGGGACAGCGGCAAGACGGGCAATATTAAATACACCGTCCCATATTGAAACAATTGCACATATAAATTATAAATTCCACAAAGGAAAAAAGGCTTTTTTAGATATTTTTGATTGCTTTAGAACTAGACCTAGTAGTTTCAATCACCCATTTGCACTTGGGATTGTCTCAGTAAGTGAGGATAAACAATTTACAAACGGATGGTTGAGTATACGCACAGATTCGAACCAGACAATAATGGTTGTATCGAGTGCCCAGGAATCAACTTTGCAAATTATTACTTTAGGTTGGGAAACAGACTTTAACCTCAGATATCAGTCCGGAGCATTACCGGGATTTGAAGAAGAGGAAGAAGAAGAAGAAGAAACAGGAGAAGAAGAACAAGAAGTAATGGATTATTATAAAATGATTGCAGAAATTGAAAAAAATATATGGGCATATTATAAAAAAACCAGCACAAAAGAAAAGACAATAGAAGACATTAAGAAAACATTAAGGCGATATTTTGAAGAAAACACTAGCGGGAGTATTGAGAACGACGAGAAAGTTGTCAAACAAATTGAGAAAGACATCAGAGAATACTATAATAATCCATATTTAAGACCAGAGGAAGTAGTTGAGCAGATAAAAATGAATTTAGAAAAATATTTAAGAGGATCTTATCCTCAGGAAGAGGAGGAAGGAGAAGAAGGAGAAGAAGGAGAAGAAGGAGAAGAAAGCGGAGACATTGAAGAAAAAATGTATTATAATATCATGATGACGGCAATCGAAAAAAGCTTAAAAGAATATTTGTATGATGGGACAATCGGAAAAGACAAAGCAGTCGGAAGCATCAAAAAAAGCTTAAAAGAATATTTAAAAAAATATCCAAGAGAAAATGACAAAGCAAACGAAAAATTGGTTAATCAAATCGAGAAAAATATAAGGTCATATTTCAACAATGAATTTATGAATAAAGAAGAAATAACTAAACAAATTAAGATAGATTTAAACAAATATTTGGAAAGATATTTTCAGCCAAAAATTGGAGAAAATATAAATTATGAAAATCCGAAAAGAATTGAAAGTAACATTGAAGAACAAGCAAATAATGAAGGTTTGGAAAAAGTTGAAAGCAATGTTGAAAAGATGACAGATTATGATAAGATAGTTAAAGAAATTGAAAGCAGTATTAGAAAATATTTTGAAAAAAAACCAGATGGGATTGAAGAACGAGAACGGGAAGATCAGGAAGAGCAAGAAGAACAGAAAGAACAGAAAGAGCAAGAGAAAGAAGAACAAAAACAAATAGAAAAAGAACAAAAGATTGAAACAAAACCAGTTTATGACAAAATAATCGGAGAAATTGAAAGCAGTATAAGAAAATATTTTGATAAAAAGCAAGAGCCAGACGAAATTGAAGAACAAGAGCAGGCAGAACAGAAAAAAGAAACAGAGCAGGAAAGACAAGAACGAAAACGAATAGAAAAAGAACAGAGGCAAGAGCAGGAAAAAAGAGAGCAAGAGAAAAGGAAAAAACAGGAACAAGAAAAAAAGGAGCAGAAGAAAAAAGCAGAGCAAGAAAAACAGGAACGAAAACAAATAGAAAAAGAAATAATAAAAAAGCAGGAGGAAAAAGAAAAAGAAATAAGAAAAGAAGAAGAACGAGAAAAACAAGAACAGAAACAAAGAGAGCAAGAGATAAGGAAAGAAGAGGAACAAGAGAAAAAAGAGCAGAAGAAAAAAATAGAACAGGAAAAACAGAAGCAAAAACAAATAGAGAAAGAACGAAAACAAGAACAAGAAAAAAGAGAGCAAGAAAAAAGAAAAAAAGAGGAGCAAGAGAAAAAGGAGCAAAAGAAAAAAGCAGAGCAAGAAAAACAAGAACAAAAACGAATAGAGCAAGAAAAAAGAAAAGAGCAAGAGAAGAGAGAACAAGAAAAAAGAAAAGAAGAGGAATTGAAAAAACAAGAACAAAAACAAAGAGAAAAAGATAGAGAAAAGCGAAAAAAAGAGCAGGAGAAAAGAGAAAAAGAGAGAGAAAAAGAGAGAGAAAAAAGAGAACAAGAACGAGAAAAGCAAAAAAGATAGAGAAAAAGGAACAGCAGAAAGACCAAAAGAAAAAAAAATAAGCTCATCTAAAACATCATAAAGAGAATTTTATATATGAATAAATTTTTAATGTTTAACCCAACTGACCCGTTGATGCTAAATTTGCAAATAATTACCATCACTATCGCGGTTATCAGCGGGATCGTCCTGGTGTTAAAATGGTTAGGGATTATATCTATGGATAAAAATATAAAATTTGGGCATAGGGGTTCTTTATCGAGCACGGAAACCCTTGAAAATATTAAAAATTTACAGAAAGAAAAACAAGATATAAAATTATGCGATGTTAAAACTGCAAACTTTGAAAAAATATTACAGGAAATAAAAAACGAACAGCTACATCAAAGGCACATGCTTGCGACTATAGCCGGCAAAATAGGCATACATCTTCAATAATAAAAATAAACAAAAAGCTTTACAAACAAGAAAAAGTTGTATATATTTGCAGGTGTTAATAATAAACATGTTGTTTTTTTTAAAGAGTTGATAATGCAGATAAAATGGATAATCACAATATCACAGTCTAAAATAGCGCAAATTGTATGGAGGTTTGGTCGTCCAGTATTTGTAAGGATAGCAAAAAAATCAGGAAATAGTTTTGACAATACATTTGTATTTTTGATGGATATGCTGATACCAGCAAAACAAAAAAAAACACCAAATAAAAAAAAGGAGGGAAAGGGAAAAAAGGAAGGTGGCAAAGATAAAAATAATCTAATAAAGGAGGAAGAATCAATGGAACGTGGAGACGTAAGGAAAGGAATGGGAGAAATGGATGTCGTGAAAAATTTCTTTACACCTGCAATACTAAAATCATCGCATATTGTGCAGGCAGCCTGGAAAATTTTGCGCCCCTTGTTGGCGGTACCGGCAGGAATTACACGCAACGAGCTTGACGACAAACTAGTTGCTTTAATCGATGACATATTAGACATTGATTATAATGATTAATTAATTAATTTTATTAAAAAAAAAGGAGACAAAAAATGGCAGAAGAAAAAGGACTAATGGAAAGAATGTATGATATGGAAGTTATCCAAAAATTTTTTGACCCGGCCATATTGAGGTCGTCAATAGTTGCGCAGACAATATGGAAAGCACTCAGACCTTTGCTTGCTATACCGGCAGGCATGACACATAATGAGCTGGACGATAAGATTATAGATTTTTTGGACAATATCATAGATATCAACAGTTAAACAAAAAGTTTATTATTTTTATTGATAATTCATGGGTTATTAAAAAAAAATGGTATGGTATACTGGTTTTAATATGCCATATCATTTTTTTAAAAAAAAAATAATGGAAACTATATGCATTGACCCAGGCCACGGCGGCCAAGATTTTGGCGCGGTATATGGCGATAAAAATGATTATGTCGCCGAAAAAAATTTTAATTTGTCTATTTCTTTTTTTTTGCTGTATGAATTAATGTTGACAGGTTATCATGTGATCATGACAAGATCAACAGACGAAACATTGTCTTTATATGATAGATGCATGATAGCCAATAAAAACAAGTGTGATTTGTTTATATCAATACATGGTGACGCCTTCGGCGATCCCAGCGTCTCAGGATCAACAACCCATATTTCGAAAAATGCAAGTGTTGAAGCGGAACAAATAGCTTGTTTGATTAACGATGAATTTAAAATCGCATTTCCATCGCGAAAAAATAGGGGCACAAAAAAGTCAAATTTTTATGTGCTTAAGCATACTCAAATGTCGGCTGTTTTAGTTGAGTGTGATTTTTTAAGTAATCCAAAATCTCGTAGATTTTTAAAAAAGCCAGAAAATCAGATGGCTATAGCCAAATCTATATGTCACGCTGTTTCACAATACACTGAGACCAATAAATCGCATTGATCGTTAACAATATATTTTAAATTTTGTATCATGGAAAAAAATATAAAATATAAAAAAGGTTTTAAAAATCAGTTAGCAAATGACTACGAAATTGAGATAGCGCTTGATTTGCCTAAATTTTATAGGACAGAACAGAAATATATAACACTTAGTTATAATACACCAAACAAAGCAAATTTAAAAATATCTAAAGGTTATGCTTGGGACGGGGCATCAGGGCCAACATGGGATGATAAAAAAAATACTAGAGCGTCTCTTGTCCACGATGCCTTGTACCAATTGATGCGGTTTAGAAAACTTGATCGCAACTACAGAAAATCCGTTGATATAATTTTTTTGAGAATATGCCTTGAAGACAAAATGTGTATAATTAGATCTTATTATTATTACTTTGCGATCAGACTTTTTGCTCGATTTGCAACAAGTCCAAGAAATAAAAAAAAGGTTATATCCGCCCCTGTTTAAGGAAATATAACCTTTTAATGCTGTGATTTGATTTAAAAACAATAGGGTTTTTTTATCCTACATATGCCAGGTTAATGGGTATCCTGCTTTTTCCCAGTCTTTCAAAGCCTGATCCCAGTTAATAACATGTTGAGCTATAATTTTTATGTCCCCTGTTTTAAGATTTTTTTCAATCTCGAAATCCGGAAAGACATATTTATTGAAGCCGTGATCATCAACAATGACTTTGATACAACTTGTTTTTTTAAATTTGCCACTAGCAATAGCCAGCTTTTCCGATATTTCAATTTCAGGATTTTGACTGATGGCGTGTATTTTCCCAGGTATTTTATCAAGGCTAAGGCTTGAGTCGTCAATTTCGTTTCGTATTTTTGCAACATAATCTAACCCGATATTTTCTTCTTCTTTAGATACTGCATAATACCGCACAGCAGAAAATTTTATTGTTAATTTCATTTTTTCCCCTTTTTGTTTTTTTTTTATTTTGTTATTTTTTTTTCTATTGATTATTCTTTATCTTTCATGTACCAAAAAAGTGGAAACCCTGCTTTTTCCCAGTCTTTTAAAACTTGCTCACAGTCAATGCTATATTTAGGGATAATCTTTTCGACACCTCCTGTTTCCAGGTTTTTTTCAATCTCAAAATCAGAAAAAATATATTTATTTAATCCATAATCATTAACGATGACTTCTATATAATTAGTTTTTCTAAACAATCCACTAGCAATAGCTAATTGTTCCGAGATTTTAATTATAGGATTCTGACAAATAGAATCTATTTTTTCAGGTATTTTCTCAAGGCTAAAATTTTTAGCTCCAATTTCATCTCGTATTCTTTCAACATAATCTAACCCCATTATCTTTTCTGGTTTAGACACTGCACAATCACGTTCAGCAGAAAATCTTATTTTTAACTCCATTTTTTCTCTCCTTTTTGCTTTTTTTTTGTTAAAATCAAGCTTATTTACTTGTTGATACGTTCGCAAAATAATCCCTCCAGCAATAATAAATAATTGATATTATCACCTAATTTTAAATCAATTAATGCCTTTGTAATTTTTTCGGGGTCTGTTTTAGACCAGCTTATCATATCTTGGACTGAGGCCTCATGCTTTACCATGATTCCTTTGAGTGCTTGTTCTGGTGTACAATTCGATATCCTAGCTGCCACTTTAAAATTGTGAAAACGATCTGATTTTGTTGAGTATTCATCGCTTTTATAGGATAAAGTATTCTGTATTTTATCCCAGCGTTCTTTTAAGATTTTATTAAATGTTGGATGGTCCATTTTTTTATTTCCTATATTATAAAATTATTAATTTTGTCTGCATGCTAACAATTTTTCATGCTTATATTTTCTCATGCTCACAATCTTTTTTTCCGCCTATAATTATTTTTCGTCCTATAGCATCAAGCCAGACCTCAGCCCCGCAATGCTTACACGTTGCGATATATTCCCATCTAATATCAATCCCAGGATTTTCCGCATAATGCTTCGGCTTGTTTTCCATGTTTTTTTTTGCCCCTTCTTGTTGTTTTTTTTTGTGATAATTTAATTTAAAAACAATAGGTTTTTTTATAATAATCTGATAAAAGTCTCATTTTTGCAACCTTTACCAGATTATTTTTTTTGCCTTTAGAATATATTCCATAGTAACGGACAACCTTCTTCTTTCCAATCTTTTAAAACCTGCTCACAGTCAATGCTATATTTAGATGTGATATTTATTACATCTCCTGTTTCTGGGTTTTTTTCAATCTCGAAGTCTGGGAAAACATACTTATTTAATCCGTAATCAGTTACAATGACTTGTATATAGTGTGTTTTTTTAAATAATCCACTAGCAACCGCCAATTTTTCCGAGATATCAATTATAGGATTCTGACAGATAGATTCTATATCTCCAGGTATTTTGTCAAGGCTAAGGTTTTGGTCTTCCGCTGCATCTCGTACTTTTGCAACATAATCTAACCCTACGGTATTAGCTGTCTTAGAGACTGCATAATGAGGCTCGGCTTCAAATCTTATTTTTAATTCCATTTTTTTGTCTCCTTTGTAGTTGTTAGTTTTTATTGTTTTTCTGCTTTTTCTTTGTTCTTTCCATCAAACAATCGATACCCGCCTACCCTCTTTGGGGTGTGTGCTTGGTTTCACTCGATCATTTGAGTCCTATATTACAAGATCCAAAATAAAAAGTCAAGCTTTTTTTCAACTATGTTGTAATAATTATTTAACAATAAAATCAATAAGTTATACAGCTTTAAATCTTATATTGACTTTTTTTTACAATATGGATATAATATTTTTAAATTTTTATACCATTATATAAGGAGGCACGATATGACAAAAAAACAGTTAACAAATTTCCAGAAATTGGTGAAAGATAATCATCAAATATTATTAGATGCAGGGTACAGCCAGTCTACCATCTATAGCTGGCGTAACGGTGTATACCCGCATTTGCACAAGGTGGCAGGATTGGCAAAAGTCCTTGGTGTGGATGAGCGCGAACTCCCTTATTTTTTGCCAATTAGAAAAGATTAATATAAGGCGATAAAGGCCAGGGTAATAATAAAAAAAAATATAACAAAGTTTTTGTTTTTGTTGTTGACAGATTATTTTTAATAAGATAACATATAAAACAACACCAACAACAAACAATAAGGAGGGGGTAACATTGACGACACGAAAACTTTTAAGGGATAGAATCAAGCTAGTGTGCAAGACACAGGATCAATGCGCTTATGATCTCAAGATTGATGCCGGGATTTTGTCAAAAATTATAAATTGCACTAAGGACCCGACGGATGATCAAGTGGTAAAACTGAGTAATTACCTTAATGTGACAACAAAGGAGGTGGTCCTTAAAAATGGATGATGATAAGATATATAAATTTAGGATGTCTGATCAAAAAACATACACATTAGATATGGACACAAAAATATGTGCATTTGACATAGAGACAATCGCGCGACCATTATCAGATGAGACTATCAACACATTTTGCAAACTCGGAAATTTAAAAGACCCTAAAAAAATTGCAATAAAACAAGCAGAAACAAGAGCAAAACTTGGAGCTAACCCATTAACTGCGATGGCTTGTTGTGGGGGTTGGTACGCATCCGAGGAGGACAAGGGATATTTTTCGCTGGAAAATAATTCAGCCGAAGCAGAAAAAGAATTTTTGACGAAATATTGGAGCCAGTTGGCTAAATATGATTTACTTGTATCTTATAACGGGATTGCATTTGATTCAAGGATTTTATTGTTTAGGTCAGCAGTCCGCGATGTTGAAATACCCTTCCACCTTAACCGAAAAAGGTACAATATTAAAGGTAATCATCTTGATCTGTATCAAATATTAACAGATTGCGCACCTTATGGACAAGGAAAATTAGACTTTTTTTTGTCAATGTTTGATTTAGGCGACAAAACACCTGATATTGATGGTAGCATGATACAAGATTATTATAATAATGGGTTACACAAGGATATCGGCGTATATTGTGTTCAGGACTGTAAGCAAACTTTAAAACTTTTCCACAAAATTAAAACATATTTTTTATAATAAGGAGGTTATAATATGATACATGGATTGTTACCATCACTTGCTGAGTCTGGCCGCATAAAGCTCGGCAAAAAAGGAAAAGCCGTAACATCTAAAGATGGGAAAACTTTTAGACTGCCTGAAAAATTATCATATTTTCTGTTGACAACAACAGAAAAAGATCAAGACACAGACGACTACATTATAGACACCGAAATAATGGATATTTTAAAAAAGAATGGAAAAGCAGCATATAATGCTGATGGTAAATTAGTAGGAATCCCCATAAGACTTTTATATAATGATATAGATATGAATCTGTCAACACAATATGTTAGTTATGTTGGGGGATTGCTGGCTTGCTCAGGGGATGGACAAGAAGGCAAGACCAGAGACGGACGCAAAGTCAAATGCCCCTGTGGAAAGTTGGACAACTCCTATGTAGGCAACGATAAATGCAAGCTTTATAGTGTCTTAAGTGTTTTAATTGAGGGGGCGCGAATTGGCACTTGTTATAAATTAAGGACAACGTCTAATAATACAGCGAGACATCTTATTAGTAGCATGATTTTAATCAAAACACGTACAGGGGGACTTTTAGCTTTCATACCGTTGCAATTAGTAGTCAGGCCAAAAAAAACAATTATTCCTAGCACCGGGGCACCGGTTACTGTATATGTTGCGAGTCTTGAGTATCCAGGAAGCGAGGATGAGCTGAGGGAAAAAGCGCTTAAAATGGGGGCCGAAAGTGTCAAGCTTATTGCTAATATGAGAGATATCGAGGCTGAGGCTAAAAAATTCATAACGCCTATTGATAACATAAACGAAGAGTTTGAAATAGCAACGGAATTTTTTCCAAATTCTATAGAACTAAAGCCAGAAACAAAGAAAATTGAACTAGGACAAGAAACAAAAAAACTTGAGCTTAAACCAGAAATAAAAAAAAAGGTAGAACCTAATATGATA